GTATCTTTACTCGTATTAAGCAAGCTGAGTTGAAGGGCGGCGTTAAGATGCTTAGCGACCGTCTAGAGCAGATGCAAGCAGCCGCGCCAAATATGGGGCGGTTAAAGATTAAAGAGTTCCCGACAAAGCGTCTTACTGTAGCAGGTCTTCGTGCGTACTTAAATCAGTTACGCAATTACGAAGATTTTAATCCTGATATTATTGTTATTGATTACCTTGAGTTAATGACAAACACTGATGCTACCATGTCTGAGTACTTAGGTCAAGAACGTATCGCCCAAGAGCTTCGTGGAATTGCTGTCGAGCACAAGTGCTTAGTGTGGACTGCTACCCAAACAAACAGGAAAGGTAAAGAGGTAGATATTATTACAGACGCTGAGTTGGCTGATTCATATGGTAAGATTCGTGTATGTGATTTGGCATTCTCAATCAATCAAAAAGAGCAGGAGTTTGACGAAGGTAAGGCTCGTATGTTCGTAATGAAATCGCGAAACGGTAGAGCACGTTATATTGTTCCTATCCGAATTGATTATACTAGACTAACGGTAACCCAACAATGAAAAAGAAATTCCCTAAATATGAACACCCACTCACGGTGTATACCGGTATCAAAACTTTTGATATCAAACAAACCTCTTTAGTAAAAGATAATCTTTATGGGTGTGTAGAGTTTCCTAAATATCTTTTAACGATTGACCCTAATCAACGTCCTGAAGATTATAAAGGAACTTTACTTCATGAGATTTGTCATATTGGATATGAGATTTTTGGACTTAATGACGATGATGAAATCCCAAGTATGAGTAATGAATACCTTACTAGCGTTACTTCTAATATGATACAACAAATGGCAGGTTTAAATCCTGAACTATTCCAATTTATTTTTGCAAACAATGATTAATATAAAAGAAATTTACGATACCATAGAAGATTCTTATATGGATATCACTAAGAAGTACATTGCTATTTCGGAACACAATTTTCAAGAGGCTATGGGAAACCACCCTGCTACCTTTGCCTTCTTTGCTGGTGTGATGGCGTATGCCAAAAAGGAAGTAGACCGTACAAACGTCCTCTTCGAAACTCGTGAAGCTGAGTTGCGGGAAGCTCGTAGGGAGGAGCTTAGGGAATCCGGTCAGAAAACTACCGACCGAGCTTTAGACGCTTACCTTAAAATTCAACCCGAGCTTCAAACTCTTCGCAAAGGAATTACCGCGAAGACACATAAATTTAATTTATGTAAGAATATTGTCTCCAGTTTGGACCACCAAAAGGATATAATAATACAGCTGTCTGCGAACAAACGAGCGGAAGCTAAACTAATTGAACAACTTTAAAAAACTATGGTTAACATCGAACAACTAAGAAAAAAATATGCCGAGATTAATAACCCCGGCGGTGGAGGCAACTCCGATTTCCTAAGCAAATTCTTCATGATGGACGAAGGTACATCTGTGGTACGCGTACTTCCTGCAAAGGATGAAGCGGAACAAGAATTTTACGCGGAAACTGCAATTCATCGTCTTAACGACAAGAATTATCACTGCCCACGTGTGAAGGGTGGCAAGTGTCCTGTATGTGATACTTACTACAACATGTGGAAAGAAATTAATGCGATTGGCAAAGATACCCCTAAAGGCAAAGAGCTTCAGGAACTAGCCCGTCAAATCAAGTCTCGTAAGCGTTACTACATGAATGTAGTTGACCGCCGTGACGAATCGGTTAAGATTCTTTCTGTGGGGCAAAAGCTTTTCGGTAAAGTACTAGACTGTTTCTTTGATGAAGATTTTGGAGATATCACTGACCTGAAAGAAGGTTGGGATTTCAAAATTGTAAAAGATACACAAGGACAATGGCCGAATTATGACAAGTCTTCGCCGAAGCCAAAGCAAAGTGCCGCGGGTAGCGATGCTGAGAACGCTAAGTGGATGGATGAGCTTCATGATATTCACGGTCTTATTAAGGTCGCTGATTATGACGAACTTAAAGGCATGATGATGGAATTAGAAGCCGAGGCTAAAGGTACTCACCCGGACGTCATCGCTTCCCAAACTCAATCGCCAGATGATGAAGATTACATGGCACATCTTAAAGACTTAAAAGTGGATTAATACATGGCAGAAAAGCTAAAGATTTTAGCTTGCCCAAGTAACCATGGAGGATGCGCTTATTACCGCATCCTCCTTCCTATGGAGAAGTTGGCAGAGCTGTACCCCGATGACGTAGAAGTTCGGTGGGATGATAATCCCCTTGGATGGAATGCTGATACAAAGACGGAGACTCCTTCCGACTTCGAATATGAAAATATAAAATGGGCGGATGTTGTGTTTACACAAAACATTCATAATTTTGGTGGATTCTATACCGCACAAATTCTACAGAAGGCACATGAACTTGGTAAGTTTACCCATTTCGATACTGACGACCTTCTTACTGATTTGTACGGAGGACATCGTCTATTTGATGTGTACAAAGAGCAACAATTAGATGAAGTAACCAAATACATTTATAACAATGTAGATTTGGTGACCGTTACTCAACGTAAGTTCGCTGAATATATCCAGGAGTTCGTAAGAGGAGCATTAGTAATTATTAAAAATACTATTGATTACTCACTACCTCACTGGAATATGCCTAAGGCTCCTAAACCTAAAAAGTTAACCCGTATGGGCTGGGTAGGAGGTATCCATCATGATGTTGATGTAAAGCATTTTGCAGGTATTCCGTATCTTGTCAACCAAAAGGTAGGTAAAGAAAGAGTCCACTGGGGCTTCTACGGCAGACCTGGAGTACCTATTGATGAAGAGAGTGGTAAGCCTATACCTGATTGGCAACAAGATGTGTGGAATGGTTATGAAAAAGTTTTTAAAACAGGATTTAAAGGGCATAGTAATTATCGCGTTTACCCTGCCATGGCTCCTAATCAATATGGTGCTATGTATACTAATATAGACATTAACCTTGCCATTCTAGACGATAATGCGTTTAACCAATCCAAGTCGGAAATCAAAGCTATTGAAGGTGCCCGTTATGGTATTCCTTTAATTGCTACCAATGTAGGTTGTTATGACGAGCTTATTGTGAACGGAGAGACTGGGTACTTAATTGACCCGAAGAACTCTAAGACTGAGTGGTCTCGTATTCTTACTAAATGTATTAAAGACCCTAAGCATGTCGCAGAGATGGGTAAAAACCTAAAAATTCTTTGCGATGAATTATATGACATCAACAAAGTTGTTGGCGGGCGCTTAGACCTATACCGAGACCTCATGAAAATGAAGGCTGATGCTTTCCAATCCGCACAAGGATACCAAGCACCTCCAATAAGTCTGCCCAACCTCCCGAACACCGGGATAACTTTAGACAACCCTCTAGACAAATGAAATACTTAAGCGTAGTAGCCGTCCTTAAAGACGAACGTCCTAACCTCGAAGAATGGTTAGATTTCCATTTAAAGGTGGGGGTAGAACACTTTTATCTTTATGATAACGGCAGTTCTGATGGAAGTACTGAAGTTCTTCACCCTTACATAGAAGCGGGGAAGGTTACTTACTCTTATAACACTATGGATATGTGCCAAATGGCTTGTTACTATAATGCCCTTACGGCTTATAAGGACCAGTCGAAGTGGATGGCATTTATTGATTTGGACGAATTTCTTTTTGCTCCGGGAGGTGATTTAAAGAAGAGGTTAAAGGACTTTGAACCATACCCCGGCGTAGCTGTTAATGAAGTATTTTTTGGTTCAAATGGTCATGAAACGAGACCTCCTGGAGGAGTCTTACTTAATTATACCAAGCGCAGGAAAATACCTGACAAACATATAAAGTCTATTGTTCAACCCGCTCACACCTTGTGTCCAGCAGGAAACCCTCACTCGTTCTTTTATACGGGCGGACAACCTGTCAATGAAAAGAAAGAACCTTGCTTGAGCCCGTTTAACGAACCAGGAAGCGCTGACCTGTTCAGGATTAACCATTACTGGGTTAAATCTAAAGAAGAGTACGAAGTAAAATTAACGCGTGGAAGAGCTGATGTTCCTTCACGAGACCCTAAGTTTCGGTACACTACCGGCTTAGGCAGAAAACTTGACGAGGTGTTTATGCAGGACAACGAAGTTTATGATACTGACATCTGGGAATTTTTGGAGAGAGAACATGGGTAAAAAAATAAAAATAATTAGTGGCTGGTCTAATGAAGGCGGCTCAACCTTTTCCTTAATGGAGCTGTGCGATTTGTTTAACGAGCGCGGTTATGACTGTACTTTCTATGGTCCCCACAACTGGCACTTGGATAAATGCAAAGGCGACCACATACACAACCTA